GCAGCGCTTTACTGTTTATTAGAAGCACAAAATAACTCAGAGTTAGTAGATCCAAAAGTTTTAGTAGATAATAAATTTACTATATTAGAACACCTTACTTCTAATCCTCAGGAGAAAGAAGCAGTCAAAGATAGTTTAATAGAAGATTATAGCAAGTATGATAAAGATCTTAAGATGCTTACTTTTAAAATTTTATTAGAAAAATTTAATAATAAGTATAAAGAATTATTACCTGCTCAAAAAAATATTTTAAGAGAATTTATTACTTCAGTAAATTCAAATAGAAGATTACATACTTTAGTTAATAAAGAACTAAAGAATATTTTATCTGAAATTAATAGTTTAATTAAAAACGTAAAAGACGAAGTAGTAAAGATTAAATTACAAGAAGTTACTAAAGGTATAGTACCTTTGAAAAAGACTGAAAAAGTAAATGATACTCATTTAGTCAATTTAATGCAGTATTACGATTTAGTCAATGAGTTGAAATCTTTATGAAAAGATCACAATTAGTTGACTTAGTAAGAGAAGTGCTTCAAGAATTAGACGAAGCTAATGTTACTGGAGGAACAGCAACATTTACTCCTGGTTCTGGTGCACAATATGCAACACCGTTTGCATTTGGTAAGAGCTCTAGAGCAACAAAAGCATCTAAGAAGCTTGGTTTTAAAAAATTAAGCCGTCCAAAACGGCCATCACATACTAAAGGATTTGACTATTTATAGACATGAGACAAGTAACCGCAACAGAAAAATATAGAGCCGTACAAGAAGGCAAAATGGCAAAGAGAGAGTTTGTTAGACAAATGAGACAGGCTTTTCCTAATTTCATAAGTAATTATAATGGGTTTGATGATTCTGTTCAAATCCTAAAAAATAAAGGACTTATATACGAAGCTAAAAAGAAAAAGAAACAAGACGTAAAAGTAGTATCTGCTAACGTTACATTACCTTATTCTTTAGATGCTTTAGAAAGAGGTATAAGAACAGAATTAGAGGCAGCTGGTTTGATGGCTCATGAACCTCTTCAAGCTGAAGATTATTTTAAAGCTGAAAAGAAAGCTAAAGATAACTTAGCTAAAAATCCAACTCACTATTTAGACCTTTTATCTGGTGATTCTAAAAATGTAGATAAGCATGATAAGGAAGTAGAAGTAAAAAGAGGAGAAGGTAAAGTAGATACATTTAACGGATTAGTAAAAGCTAACTTAAAAGAAGCTAAAGAACTTTATAAAGAAGGTAGATTAGATGATCTAGCAGAAAAATTAGGTATTTCATTAGAAAGATTACAAAGCGCAGTAGAAGGAATTAAAGGTATTGAAGATGCTGTAATCGATGAAATCGAAGACGAAGTAGGTGAAGTAATGGGAGTTAATAGAAAAGGTGAAAAAGAAATAGAACCTCAACCTAGTAACTATACTAAAGCAGAAGGTACTCCTATCCTAAAAGAAGTTATAGCATCAGCTATAGGAAAGATAAAAGAGAAGTATGGAGAAATTCCTGGTATAAATTCTCTTATAAAAGATTTTGTAAAAACTCATGCTAAAGATATAATGGATGGAGCAGATCCTATAGATGAGTTTGATAACTTTGTTTCGGTAAACTATGATAGTATAGATGAATCTGAAATAGAAGAGAAAAAAGGTAAAGACCACGATAAAGACGGAGATATTGATTCCGATGATTATATGGCTGCTAAAGATAAAGCTATTAAAAAAGCTATGGGTAAAGAAGTAGATGACGAAAAAAACGAACAACTTAAAGAAGCTATCAAAAATATAATTAAAAGTACCTTAACTGAAAATATGCTTAACGAAGCAGCTACTAATGAATTATCTAAGTTAGCTGATAGCTATGGAGGTTTTAAAGGTATGCAAGTTATACTTAATGATTTAGAAAATATAGTCACAGATGTACAGTCGTACCATGCCAGAACTCAAGAAAAACTTCAAAGTGTATTTGACAAAGTTGGTCAAGTTGAAAATGAAGAAGGATTAAAAGTAGGAGGATTTTTAGCTCCTGCTATTGAATCAGCATTTTTAAAAGATTTAAGACCTGTTACTAGAAAAGGATTTATGAATGGAGTTGAAATACCAAAAGTAAAGTTTATGCCTAAAGATATAGAAACTCCTAAAATGGAACAAACTCCTAAACAGACTATATTTACACCAGTAAACGAAAAAAAATAATATGGCACAATTATTAGTAGACGTAACACCATTTAAACCTACCATTAGAGAAGCTAAAGGAAGACCTGGAGTATTCGAGGT